TATTACATTGCCACCAATGAAAAGGGCAGATGCAGAAGAATGGATATCTTTTTTAGTTAGTTTAAAGGGTTCATATGGCACATTTTTACTAGGAGATCCATCAGCAGTAACACCTAGAGGAACTGCATCAAGTTCTCCCGGCACACCTGTAGTAAATGGTGCTAGTCAAACAGGAGATCAGTTGGTTATTGATGGTGCAACAGTAAGTCAAACAGGTTATTTAAAAGCAGGTGATTATATTCAATTAGGTTCTGGAGCATCTGCTAAGTTTCATAAAGTATTAGAAGATACAGATACAGATGGTTCTGGCAATGCGACATTAACAATATTCCCAGATCTAAGATCATCACCTGCAGATGATGCAACTGTAGTTGTTACAAATGCTAAAGGTGTTTTTAGATTAAATGAGAATGTTGTTAATTGGAATGTTAATGAAGCATCTATTTATGGAATAACATTTGGTGCTATAGAAAGTTTATAAATGACTAGATCAATCACTTCAAATATGTTGACACAGTTATCAGCTAAAGAAGTTGAATTGTTTTTGGCAATAAAATTAAACTTTGATAGTGGAACAATAGCATTATGGACAGGTTATGGTGATATAACTTTTGGTTCACAATTATATACTGGTGCAGGTACATTATTAGGTTTTAGTGTAGTTGAAGAAACTGCTGAAATAGCTGCTAGAGGTGCGCAAGTTACTTTAGATGGAATAGAAACATCAATCGTATCATTAGCTTTAACTGAAAGCTATCAAGGCAGGCAAGCATTAATATATTTAGGTGCATTATCATCTGGTGCAGTTGTCGCTGATCCCACATTAATATTTGATGGAAGAATGGATGTTATGACCATTGAAGATAGTGGTGAAACTTGCACAATTTCATTGACATTAGAAAATAGATTAATTGATTTAGAAAGAGCTAGAGTGAGAAGATATACACCAGAAGATCAAAAGATTAATTTCCCAAATGATAAAGGTTTAGATTTTGTTTCAGATTTAACAGATAAAGTGGTGCAATGGGGTGGAAACTAGAGTTTCAAATTGGGAAAATCTTTTAGTTCAATATTTAGAAGATTGCAGAGATAAACCTTTTAAATGGGGAGAACATGATTGTGCTTTATTTACTGCTAAATGGGAAAAGATATTAACTAACAATTCAAGATTTTCTGAATTTTTCAATAAATATAAAACTGCATTAGGTTCTTTTAGGGCATTAAAGAAATATGGTAAAGGTGATCTTGTTAATACAGTAGATGCTAAACTAGAAAAAATTGACAAGAAAAAAATTACTAGAGGTGATATAGTGAGTGTCAATACAAATGAGGGTATTGCATTGGGTATTTATACAGGTGCTAAAATAGCAGTTGTTAGTTTAGATGGGTTAATTTTTTTATCGTTAGATGAAGCGATAGATTGTTGGAGAATATAATATGCCACCAGTAGTCGTAGGAGCAGTAGTTGGAGCAGCAGCATCAACAGCAGTTGCATATTTTACAACTACTATGGCAACTAGTGCTATATTGTCAACATTTGCTACAAAATTCGCTATTTCTTTAGCTAGTGGTATTGCATTAAGTGCATTATCTGGCAAGCCTAGTGGAAGTTTTGGCGCACAAAGTCAAGCAGTTATTAATCGAGATCAAATGATAAAGCAAGCGATAACTAATCGCAGGGTTATTTATGGAACTGCAAAAGTTTCCGGTCCACTTGTTTTTATGGAAACAACTGAAAATAATAAATATCTTCATATGGTTATAGCTTTAGCATCACATGAAGTTACAAAAATAAATGCTATTTATATTGATGATGAAATTATTGTATCAGAAGCATTCGCTGATTTAGATGTTTGGGATGCAAGTGGCAATGTCACAACTGGTAAGTATAAAGATAAAGTAAGAATTAAAACTCATAATGGTGCTTCAAATCAAACAGCAGATGCAGATTTAGTATCTGAAAGTAATGGTCTATGGACAAACGATCATAGATTGCAAGGAATAGCCTATATTTATGTTAGGCTAGAATTTGACCAAGATGTTTTCCCTAATGGTATTCCAAATATTTCAGCGATTGTAAATGGAAAAAAGGTTTTTGATCCTAGAGATAGCACAACACATTTTTCAACTAATCCTGCTTTATGTATTAGAGATTATTTATTAGATACTGATTATGGTTTAGGTGTTAGTGCATCAGAAATAAATGATACAAGTTTTTCTGCAGCAGCTAATGTTTGTGATGAACAAGTTAGTATTACAAATGCAGAAAGAGTTATAAGAGGAAGCAAAATATCGCAAACATATGTTCACGGCAAAGATTTTACTGTGGATGGTTTTGAGTATAATAATGCAGATGCAAGTGGCAATTTAATTTCAAATGTAATTGAACATAGATATACTATGAATGGCACATTTGACACAAATGAAACACCTAAATCTATAATTGAAAATATGCTTTCATCTTTAGGTGGTACATTCAATTATACTGTAGGTGAATTTTCATTAAAAGCAGCATCATATATTACACCATCAGATACATTAACACAGAATAATCTAAGGGCAGGTGTTAGTGTTAAATCAAAAGAAAGTCGCAGAGATCAATTTAACACAACTAAAGGTGTTTTTGTTTATCAAGGTGAGGATTTCCAACCTACTGATTATCCAACAATAACATCTTCAACATTTGTTTCTGAGGATAATAATGAAACAGTTTTTGCCAATATAGATTTTCCATTTACTGTTGTTCCAACTATGGCACAAAGATTAGCTAAAATTGCATTATATGCTAATAGAGAACAATTATCTTTGGTTTTCCCTTGTAATTTAAGCGCATTTAAATATCAAGTTGGTGACACTATAATGGTTGATTTAGATCGTTATGGATTTTCTTCTAAGGTTTTTGAAGTTGCAAAATGGTCTTTAGCATTAGATCAAGATAATAATGGGCAACCTGTTATGGGTGTTGATTTATTATTAAAGGAAACAAGTTCTGCTGTTTATGATTGGAATGCAGAAGAAACAACATTTAGCCTAAATAACACAACATTATTTGATGCTAAAACAGTTGCTGCACCGGGATTAACTGTTACAGATGAATTAAGAATTGTTAATGAGGAAGCTGTTTCTGTATTATTAGCAGAAGTGACTTCAAGTAATAATGCTGTTTCACAATTTGAGGTGCAAGCCAAAAAAGCAAGTGATACTAATTATGTTAGTATGGGTAAAGGTGGAACAGGTCGTTATGAATTATTAAATGTTGAAGATGGTGTTGTTTATGATGTTAGAGCAAGAGCATTAAATGCTTTAAATGTTAGATCACCTTTTACAAGTGATGCACATCAAGTTGTGGGTAAAACAGAACCACCTGCTGATGTTACAAACTTTCAAGTTAATGTTATTGGAACAGAAGCGCATTTATCTTGGACACCTGTATCTGATCTTGATTTATCACATTATATTATAAGGCATTCACCTTTAACTAGTGGTGCAATATTCACAAATGCAACCACTTTAGTAGATAAAGTATCAAGACCTGCAAACACAGTAACAGTTCCTGCATTAACTGGAACTTATTTTGTGAGATCAGTTGACAAACTAGGACTAGCTTCAGCAAATGCAACAAGTAATGTTACTTTAATTGATGATATTAAAGATTTAAATTTAGTTGCAACATCAACACAACATCCTAGTTTTACAGGAACTAAAACAGATGTTTATGATATTGGAAGCGCATTAGTTTTAGACACTGCATTATTTGATGATGTTACAGGTGATTTTGACGATGCTGTTGGTAAATTCGATGGTGGTGGTGGAACAGTTTCATCAGAGGGAACATATGATTTTGATACATATATAGATACAGGTGGTGTTTATACTAGCAGAATAACAGCAACTGTTTTATCAGAACGATTAGATTATGTTGATCTATTTGATGATGCTGCAGGTTTGTTTGATGATCGTGAGGGATTTTTTGATGGTGATAATGCAACATTTGGTGATGTTAATGTTGAATTACAA